ATCACATTCAATACCTAACATTGTAAGTTCAAAGGCTGTAAAAAGTTCTCCTGCCGTACCTGTTAATTTTTCTGCTCTTATCATTAATCATTCCTCTTCGGTGATACTTTTAACCATTCTCGTGCTTCTTCTCCTAATGTTCTTCCCGCTAAAGTAATTTTTGATTGTAATACTTTAACAATGTGCACATCAATACTATCAGGAACAACTAAATCAACATACAAAACTTTACTTGTCTGTCCTATTCTATGACATCTATCTTCTGATTGTATTCTTGTCTCAAGATTAAAATCATTTGAATAATAAATAACATTCGTGGCTGCAGTAAGTGTTAAACCTCTTCCCGCTGTTTGTGCATTACCCACAAAGAACCTTGTCTCTTTATCATTTTGAAATCTGTCAATGGCCTTGTCTCTATCTTCTTGTGAAGTGTCCCCATAATATGTGACCACGGTGCCCGATCCATAGGCTTTATCTAAAGCTTTCTTTATCTTTTTTATATCATGTCTGAATCTTGACCAAATAATTACTTTGCCATCCATTTCTTCTATAGTGGCAAGCATAGCATCTATTCTATGGTTGGCTATCTCAACAGTTTCTCCATCATCTGTTACAAGGTACCCACACAATAGTTGTTGAAGCCTAAGTAAACGAGTCATGACCTCGGGTGCGGTAACCATGTCGCCACCTTCAAGAAAAGCCACGGCACTATCTTTCATACTGTTATAATGTTTGATTTGATCCGAAGTTAAATTAACATGTCTTGTTGTGTAAATTTTCTCGGGTAAATCTAATGCTTCTTCTTTTGTAACTCTATAAGCAAATCTATGTAATTTATCTGTTAGTTCTTCTAAATTTCTAAATCCAACAACTTGTTGAAAACTATGATTACCCATTCTTGTTTGTCGAATGATGGCATAACGGCCTTGAAAAGACCAATAACTATCAAATCCTAATAAGTCTTTATCTAAAAAAGCACATTGAGAATATAAATCCATAGGAGATTGTGTTATCGGAGATCCTGTGAGTATTCTTTTATATTTAGCTGACTCTCCTATTCTCAATACGGCTTTAGTTCTTTTAGCTTTTATATTTTTAATTGTTGTTGATTCGTCTACGGCCAATAGAAAATCACTTCTGTGTATAAAAGCATCTAAATATCTTATCACTTTTGCTGTAGCAAAGGCTTCTACATTTACCAATAGAACTCTTAGTTTGTCCCTGGTTTTTACACCTTCTTCTAAAACAACTTTCTCTGTTTTGTTAGCACTAGCTTTCCAAACATATACATTTTTTTCCACATTGTCAGGCAAGTGAGTTGGAATTTCTGAGTTTTTCCAATTCATGTACACACCTTTCGGTGCTAATATAATAGCTGTGTCTATTTTTTTATTCTCATATAACCAGGTGATGTTATCAATTAATACTTTGGATTTACCACACCCCATCTCCATAAAATATGCATAATTCTTACTAGCAAAGCTTCTAAACAAAGCTTCTTTTTGATGAGCATACGGCTTCGTCTTGTAATTAAACATTTGTTCCCCTCTTATTGTTTTACATTTCGTCAAACCAAATTAATGTTGAACTAGCTGATCTTGTTTCTGCTATCTTTCCTCGGTATGGTTCTTCGGGCTTGATTGCATCAGGATGATCTGTGCCTGACCAATCTGACTCTGGTAACTCTCTTTCTTCTTCAGTTGTTAGGAAAGGTCCCCAATAGCCACCAGACCCCTCAAGATAATTTCTTTTCTTTCTCTTCCATTCTTCAAGCCTTGCTATCTGGAGGATCGTCTTCATCGGTGTCCCAATGTGGCTCGAAATGGATTGTGTATCTCTCCCCACTTCCCACATCCTCTTTGCCACGGCCACGGCTAGGTGGGGGTGGTTTGGGAAAAGGGATGATGTTATCTCTACCTTCAGAGTGTACTTTTTTTTCATTCTTTTTATCCATCACTCTCCTCCTCTTCTAGCCCTTGCATGATTGCGAATCTTGCAGACTCGAGATGCCATAGCACCTCGGCTGGATCTTTCATTGTTGTGATCATTTGAACCATATTATCTTCTTTACTAGTTCCTAAGACTACAATCTGTTCAAATTGTTCAGCAGCCAACTCACATACTCTAGGTACGGGTTTAACTGTTTTCCTTATTTTATAAGGAAACTTTATTACATTGTCACTCATTTTAACTGAGAACCTTGGCAACAATCGTCCACAATACTATGGCACAAAACACATTGCTCATGACCATGTATGTTAACAGTCTGTAGTGTTCCTTGACATCTGGGACATCTCGGCGAACAATGTGTTTTAACTTCTTCTTTTTCCCATTCATAATTTACTTCTTTTTCCATTTTTCATTTATCTCCGATCTAAGTGAATGTGTGTGCCCATTGTACTTCATCTCAAGGTATTTGCTAGCTAATCTTCTAGCATCTTTTGCCTCGTCTTCCATACCTGCCGATGCAAACTCAACGGCTTCTTCTTCAAATCTTTTTATTAAAGAATCTATAAGTCGCATAGCTCTTCTCCAAAATTATCTGATCCTATTAATTGTTCAAGCTCGTAGTCGCTCAATGAATCTAAATAGGCAGGATCACTAAAAGGATCACGAGGCTTAACTTTAGGTTTTCTTATCTTTACTGTTTCTTTTACAGTAACTTTTTTTACAACAGTTTTTTTCGTTAAAACTTGTTCAATCGTACTAAATCTATAACCACAAGAATTACATTTACGTCTTCTTTTAATCGCAGATGTTTCTTGAGGTCGGCTATCTACAACAGATGTGCTACTATTACATTTCAAACAATTCATTTCTGCCTCTTTTTATATCTGTACCTCACACCATCTCTTGCCGATCCATGCTTGGCAGTATACCTTAAATGATTATTCCCACCCTTGTCCATAATATCAGCTAGCATAGAGTAACCACCCGTGAAAGGTTGAATCGTAGGTTCATGGTATACACGGCCATAGTCTTCTTCTTTCACGGCTCTTGGATCATCCTCAAACCATGTGTCGTCTTCTTTCTTTTTATTCGCTTTCTGTAACTCCTTACATATTTTTGTTATCTCGTGTCTTGCCGTCCTCTCGGCAAAATTATTGAATATTCTTTTTTTCAATGCTTGTGCTCCTTGTCTTGTTTTCGCACTTATATTTAATCGTATGTGGATACGGAACTATTGATGTTATCATATCTGCCATCTCCTTGACTCTAACTCTGCATTTTTTCTCGGTTGTGTATCCGTAAGGAGCAACTGTATCATGTATTTCGAAACAACTCCTCTCGTCTCCCGATCCATGAACCAAGGAGCAGATTAATAACATAGCTTTAAACATAACTATCCTTTTAAGATTCTTCTCCAATGAAGTCTGAGGACATCTGCATAATATGGATGTCCATCTTTTTCATATTCGCTACACACATCATTGAGAATATTCTCTATTTTTGTTACGGCTTGCTCCCAAGAAATATCCGTCTTGTGGATTGGCTCATACTCTAATTGAGTTTCTTGTAAATGTGTTTCTTCCATTACAATCTCCTTTTCTTTTAGTATTACATAATATCCTATAAAAGTATAGGATGTGATGGATTTTCTTAGATTTTGTATGCATTACATTACGGCATCCAACATTACCCTTAATAAAAAGCCATGAATTATTGTGGGTTCTTATTTATTAAGACATCTAAGACATTGAAGAAACGATATTCCATCATCGCACTTGTAAGGAGGCGATGCCTACCACGAAACTTATAAACTCTTTTCTATTGCATTCGCTATTATCATTGCATTCTGAGGTACAATCGCATTACCTAGTCCTTTAATTCTGTCCACCCTTTTGGGTAACCCATCAACCACTCTGTCCACTCGGGGTTCAACTTTCCAGATGGTTTCTGGGGGTCTTTCACTTTGGCACACAGATATGACCGATTGTCCATGTGAATCTGACTCTTGCTCCCAACTGCTCCACAATCTTTGTATTCGGATGCTCTTGGAGTCGGAAAGGTTTCCATGTGATTCACGGCATCCCTCAACTTTACTCCCCAACGAACTCCGTCCTTGTTCGTCCTCGAGAATCTTCCGTTGTTCAGTTCCACATTGCTCGCCATTCCCCCCTCCACATCCGAGGCTCTCGGAGTTGGATATAGTTTGACTGTGTTCGGGTCTACTTGCTCCCTTAAATTGCTTGGTCGCTTTCTCCCCTTTCTGTGTCCGTTCTGCAATTTCCTCGTTGCCTCCTCCGATCTCGGTGGCAGATGATCCATTGTATTCGGGGTCGCCCATGTCTCTTCCAATGATCCAAACTCTGTCCCTTTTGTGGCGAGCTCCGATTGAACTAGACGGAAACACAAACGTCCTCGTTGCGTAACCAATGCTTTCCATTTGAAAGAGAACCTCGTCAAGTCCCATTGAGAAGTGTCCATAAACATTTTCGTAAACTGTAAAAGTGGGTCTGACTTGTTCAACAATTCTTTGGATGTACGGATAGATGTGGCGAGGGTCTTCTTCGCCTCCCCTCCGACCTGCGACTGAGAACGGCTGACATGGGTATCCACTTGTGAGGATAAAAGGTTTTCCTTGAATAAATTTTCTTGGTTCACTTGCAATCTCCTTTACATCATTTGCTATTGGTACATTTGGAAAGTTCTTAGCTATCACTTTTCTGCACCATTCTTCAGTATCACAGAAAAGGGTTGGAGTCGTATTTAAACGACTCCACGAGAATCCTAGTGCAAAGCCACCGATTCCCGAACAAAGGTCTATGTGTTCTCTCATTTATCCCTCCAATAATTTTTCTAAAACTTTTTTATGAAATTCCATAGTGTCTTGTTCTCCAATAGAATCCCAATCAAATAACATATATCCATTGGGGTCATTGTGAACATCACTTACCATCCCTCCTCGAACTTCGATTAAGATCGTATCGTCAGGAATATCTTTTACAAAATCTTCTACTTCTTTATCCATTTGTAACCTCCAATAACTTATCTATTTTTTTAAACAGTTCTTCAGTTGGTCTGAAGATCGGTTGGAAATTTGATTGTAGATGTGTATCAATACCAAACTTATTAAATATCATATCTAATATTTCTCCGTCTGATAAATCTTCATATATATCATTGCTCATAGTTCTGCCTCAAAGCTACATTCTCCATTGTCCTTGATGCATTTATAGATTTGATTACCTAGATCAAGTCTTGCATACCATTCCAAAAGTTCTCGAACTTTACCACCACATATAATGGGGTACTTAGGATTGTTTTCTAAGAGATAATCCAAAAGCATTTTATCATTATAACCTTTTTCGCCATCAGTTTTGAAAAAGGTATCCATTTGCTTTTTATGTTTACCTAAATGTCTCTTACATTCTTTCAGTCTTTCTTTAACTTCATCTAAATGACCCTCATGATAATAATAATTTACATGAGTTGCCTCGCCCTCGACTCCAAAGAAATCAGCATCATTAGAACTCTGTACGGCAAACCAAAACTTGCCCTCAATATCTCCGTGATAATATCTACCCATTAACTTTCTCCATTTGATTTTTCTTTTTTCTCATAAGTTTTACTAACTTATATAAATTGTGAACATGGCTTACTCCATGATCGTCTTCGTCATTCAAAATAATATCGCAATGATAATCAATGACCTCTTGTAATAAAAACAATTCTTCTTTATTAAATTTCATTTCTGTAATTCCTCCCTTTAGTTTGCTCTTGTATGTCTTTGATCATTATTTTTTTAGTTTGAGTATCACTATTAAAAAAATAAGTTATTTCTTCCCAATAATCATGGAATGTTTCTTCAAAATACCATTTGACTTGTTCTTTATTAACTTTCATTTAGTCCTCCTTAATAACTTTTTTGCTATATTTAGAGAACCACATAAAATCATACAATTCTCTATTCTTTTCATCACATCTGTAACAGAAATGAAAATCTTCTATTGTGTTAACCATGTCGCTAGGATCATGTAAATCGCCACAACTCTCACAAGCATTCACTTTCTTTTCTCCTTTAAAGATTTATATCTGTTATCCCAAATCTTCTCTAAAACTTCTTTGTCTGTGAAATGTTGTTTCAATGTTATTGCAACTTTTTCTTGAAACCAATCACTCTCCGTAATTACATCAAGTTCATGGTAAATAAAATTTTCTATTGCTTTTGCTAGTTCTACACTAGTTGGTCTTACGTCTTTCATCCTCTTTTCTCCTCCTCGTCTACTTGTCTACAATATAAAGTTATGCCAAAATCATAACCCTCTTTGTAGTAATAATGAGATTCATTGTCATTTCTTATGCCATGTATCAAACCATCTACTACACCATCTTTAAATTTCGTTATAACTTTATTCTTTTCAATCTGTTTTTCTAATTCAATTAAGTTCATTACGAAACTCCTCCATTTCTTTTATTGTTTTTTTATAATTTTCCTTGTCTTCGTCTGACAATTCCGACATTGATACATACTGCCACCCCTCATTTTTATCCGTCAGTATCTCATTAAAATGATCGATAACCGATGTGTAATGATAGATATGTTCATATCCCTCGATAGGTTTTTTTGTGTCGCTATCTATTATAACGTAGTCCGTTGGATATAATTCAGTAGTCATTATGCATTCTCCTCGATAGGATTGTCATTATCTGCACAACATTGTTTATGGCTATCCCAACAATCTTGAATTGTGTGTCGATCTTTGTCATATGAGTTATCAATGAAATTCATCAATTCTCCAAAGTTTCCAATAACTCCACCCTCTCCATAAATGTGATCATAATAGTAATACAAGATAGTTTCTGTATGCCAAGGTGTAAGACCATTCATTATGCACACTCCTTGAATAATTTAAGAGCATCATCAAATGGTAAAAAGTTTAAACACTTTTCATTTGGGTGGTTCTTTTCAAAGAAATGCTTGAATGCCGTGTCTGTGTCATTAGCTTTTTTCTTGTAACCCATGAGATGACCATCTTCGACAAAAAGATATTGTTTCTTTAAATCTTTCTTCAATGCTTTGGTGTCAAGCCATTTATACAACTCATCATGACAATGATGCTCTAAATCAATGTCATAGGTACAAGTTTCTTTTTCTCCGTCTGCCGTAAAGTCAAAACTTCCTTGACCAAAAGTTTTTACACACCATTCATTAGCCTTTTGAACCAAACCTCTCTCTTCGATTTCGGGGTATGTGTGTTGTCTGTCACAACCACCATGCCCATCGTTGGATACCTCAATGGCTTTCTTTCCATTGATATAGACTGTTGCATTATAGCAAGGTGTTTCTTCTGAACCTCTTGCATAGTGTGTTATGTTCTTAACTTCTAAAGTTTTAATTTCCATTATGATTCTCCTCATGATTTTTATTATTTTGTTTTAACTCAATTAAAAATTCTTCCATGTCTAATCCTAGTGTTGCCTCTTGTCTGTCAGAATAAATTATCTCCTCAATTCTTCCAATCACATAGTCAACGTCTACTCGTAACTTGTTCCGTGGTTCAAGGTACATGGACTTTAGTTGTTGGTTTAATTCTTGTATCATAATATCTCCTTTGTTAATTAATACTTTGGTATAAGAATTCTAGCATAAATTCCCATAATTAGTCAACTAATTGTTTTTCATATAGGGTTTTCCTCATATTTTTTTTAAAATTATTTTTTTTCAAAAAAAGGTGTAATGAGTGTAAAACTGTAATGAGTGGTCTGAAACGTATAGTGGAACTCAAAGAGTTCATTACACTCTCATTACACTCATTACACTTAATTTGTAGACAAACGACACCTAAGACATATTTTTGTGTTTTTATATTGTAAAAATATGGTAGAAACCCTATAGTATTTTTATTATGCCAAAAGAAAAGTTTCTTACTAATCGTCAAAAAGAATTTTGTAAACTCGTTTGTGAGGGCATTTACAGCAATGCTGAATGTGCTAGGAAAGCGGGCTATTCGCATGGTCAAGCTAATAAGACTGCGAGTTTGTTGTTGAATGGCCGAGATTTTCCACTTGTTGTCGAGCATTTAAAAGAACTCCGTGAAGAAAGAGAAAGAAAATATGGAGTAACTGTTATTGGTCAACTCAAAAGATTTTCTGAATTGAGTAAAGGTGCAGAAGAACAAGGCCAATATTCGGCATCTATCAATGCTGAGAAAATAAGGTCTGCACTCGGAGGTCTTACTATTGATAGGCGAGAAACTACCCATCAACTCGACCAACTTAGCCGAGATGAAATAGTAGCTAGACTTTCTGAAATTAGGAAACAATACCCATCTGCTTTTATCGAGGGCGACTATAAAGTTGTCGGAGATAGAGAGGGGAGAAAATCTATCTCCGACTTGGGCGATAATACAAATTCCTAATTTTGCATCATGCATTTTTGGTTTAACATTAAACATTATTATTAGTCAACTTATAATCAACTAATTGTTCTGCCACATAACCGACCCAGTAATTCCCATACCTTTGGTCAACAGAAATCAATATTTCTTCGGTTGTCTTATCTTCGATTATGCTATTTACATAATCGTCAACTTCCATCATATGATTTTTTAGTTTACCCATGATTAAACCTCCAACTTTCTTTTAACTTCTTTAATTTCTTTTTTAGTTAATATATTAAAATTATGATCGTATTCTTCCCATTCTTTAGAAAAGGCATCAAAAAAATATAAAGTATTATCTACAGATTTAAATGTTCCGATTAACTCAGTATATGGGTCTTGTTGCCATGCATCATCTATATTTCTTGTAACATGAATACAATTTTGAATATTTAGTTTTCCCATTTTATTTCCTCCACTTCTTCAACTGTTTCTTCTATTATAGTAACATCACAATTATCTGGATAATCTGCATAAAATTCTTCAGCTTTTTTTGCTGACATTGCAGGAACAAGATAATCTCTTCTTTCATGTACAGTAACTATTACTTGAAATGTTTTCATTTGTTAATTCTCCAATCCTAAAAAGAAATGTTTGGGGTCTTCTATTAAAGTCCCATCTGTTCTAGTTAATCCAACACAATATGAATTGGCAGTACATATAATCAGATACTGACCTATTTTATCTTTTATAACTTCGTACCCTCTATTTTTCCAATAAACAGTATATCCATTATAAATGGCAGTTTTTATATCATCTAAAGACATTCCATTTTTTCTAGTTTCTACATGAGTTTCTGCATCTATGTTATGATATGTTTTTCCTATCTCTATTATTTTTTCCATATCCTCATATGATATCGCATGATGTTCTGCAAATTTTCCAACTGTAAGATAGTTATTAAAAAAATCTCTATACATCATTTTTAGTTCTGTTCTAAAAGTTCTCATTATATTGCCTCCATACTATTTGAGTTAAAAAGTTCTTTTATAAAAGTTTCTGTTTCATGATATTCATCTATTAGAATATCAGTAACTGCCTCTACTCCTTTAAGACTAGATGTCGGAACATCTAACCTAAAAGATTTATTATATTTAGAAAAACCTACTGACTCCAAATATTCGTCTAGTTCTTGCCTATTCATAATTTATCCTTTATGTTAAATTTATATTATAAATAATCCTAATTTTTCCCATATCAAATGTCAACAGAAAAAACACTTGCGAATGAAATAAAAATGGCACTCCCTAAAAACTCTTTTTTCCAAAAAATTGAAAACAGAGTTAGTAGTGGCTTTCCCGATTTATTCATTCTTTTAAATGGAATTCCACTTTTTATCGAACTTAAATCTCCTATAAAAGGAAATAGGATAAAATGTGAAAAGTCCCAAATTGCTTGGCATTTAAGATATAATGCTTGTAATGGGGTTTCTTTTTTCTTGCTCCGAGTACCCTTGACCTCTGATCTATTTTTATTTGACGGGGGCATTGTGGCCAAATCCATTGCTACAAACTGCGATTTTCCGAGGTCTGCGACCCTTTGTAGTCGAAAAAATATTATTGAAACATTGGACATTGCGACCTCCCATGCCTTGCGACCTTTGCTAGTCAAATCATAAAACAAAAAAAGACTATGCTATAAAACATAGTCTAAAATTCTGTTAATGGGTTTTGAAAATTATTTGTCTATTTGTACTTTCCCAACATAAACCACATGTTCCACAGTTTGGGGTTTTATCTTCTTGAACGGGACATAAAATAGATTCGCCTTTTTTGGGCTTTACGACATCGAAAGAATTTGCAGAAAACAGATTTTTCAAATCATTAGAGAATCTAATTGCAAATCGTTCTTTATGAATGCTAGTTAAGAATGAAATTGTACTAGCAATGGATCGTGAATCTTTATATTTTGAATTAATGTTATTTGCCGTATAACCATAAATGGCAATGTTAGGAAAATCTTTTAAAATCATATCCCAAAACATTACATATGAAACACTAAAAAAGTCTCCAAGGATATGTAATCTTATTAAAGCTTTCTTGCCATTAAGATTTTTTATATCTTCATATATTCTATTTTTTAATAATTGCTCATCCTTAGAATTCATCCTATGAGCAAAAGGCATATTATTACCATAGCATGTTTCCCAATGGAAACAATCTTTGGGGCATGTTTCACGCTCAACCAATGTTAAAGTTAAAAATTTATAATCTTTAAACTTTCCCTTTAAAACTTTTTTCCCAAGCTTTTTATTTGTACTTGGTTTTAAAACTTTGAATTCATAATTGTTTAAATCATGAATATTTTTTTTATAGATTGTTGTAGTTAACATTATAAATACCTCGATAAATTGTTAAAAGTCATCGTATATTGTTTCATGGATTGTGGATTTAGTCGCCTGGTTTTTTGACTACAAATGACCGTAGGGGTGGGACTGCGTATTCGGGTGGAGTCCCGACCGCCCACCCCTACGGTCACTTTTTGTGGCTGGACATTTCTGTCCAGCCTCCCCAACCAACTAGGATTCTTTTGGTGGTTCTGTGATTCCCTCGACATAAATCTTGTCTTCTTCGAGGTGCGATGTGTAGTCATTGAATCCACATCTATACGCTGTTTGATCGACCCTATACAAAGCTCCTGAGGTAGTATAATTCATACCTCCGATTTGTACCTCGCCATAAGTTTCGTCAAGCATGTCGTCATACATGTTGTAGGCTTCACGCTCGGAGACGGTTCTGCCAACGAATTGACTAGGGTCTTCGTTGAAGGCTTCGATGAAGCCTTCAGTGAAAATTGGAGTACCCATTATAAATTCTCCTTGTCTGCTAGTGCTTTCTTCAGATCTTCAATCTCTTTTTTGAGATTGTCGAGGTGAGTCTGATACACTATAATTTTGTTTGATGAATCAGACTTCACAATCATTTGAGCTATTCTCAAAAGAATATCATGTTCATCTATGTTAACACTAGTGTCTTCTAATGTTTCAACTCTGGCTATCAATTCCTGAAAGTCATAGTTGTTTGTTAAAGCCTCATCAATGCTTGAATCAACTTGTTCTGTAACTAAATCTTGAATTGCGTTTTCAATATCTGACATTTCTGTCCTCCTTTTATTGGTTGTTGTTATATTATAAATATACATAATTATTGATTGGTCTGCATATTTATTTTGGCTAGTGATGACA